TCTTCTTATTAGTCTCCACCTTGTTTTTGGAGACTTCCTCATTATACTCTTTCCATAATCCGATAAGGTCTTTGATGTGCCCTTTTTCGTCTATGTATTTTTGAAACAGAGAAGGATACTCTTTTTTTATGGCATCTATAGCCTTCACTCTGTTCATGGAAGAGGTATATTCGTTTTGAATGGTTGCTATTAGTTCCTCTAACCTGGATTTATGCTCTTCTTCTTTCTGTAAAGAATCTGCTTTTGTCTTGTTGTATTTCTTTTGAGCCCTTTCCGCTGCAGTTGTCGAATCACGAAAAGCCCACATAGCAGTCGCAGCACCCACAATTAAGGTTGCAGCCAAAACATAAGGATTAGCTTTCATTGCAGCATTCAAAGCCAGTTGAGCAACAGTTTGCGCCTTTGTCGCTATGGTCTGGATACCTTTTGCAACTGCATCTGCTCGTGCAGCTACAGCCCAACTACGGGTAAGAGCTATGTTTATAATAAGAGCAGCTTTATAGGTTCCATAGGTGGCAATCAAACCTGCAAGTATTTTACCTACCGTCTCGTAGTTCTCAATTAAGGAAGTGGTAGTCTGAATAGCTCCCATGATAACGCCTTCGCCTTTTGTTCCCAGTTCGTTAAAAACGTTATCCAAAGCATCCTGCATCATAGAGATTTGACCATTAATAGTCTTGGATGCGTTCTCGGACATATTGTAGAATTTACCACCGGCAGAAGTGGCATCAAGAAAAGCTTGTTGCACCATCTCAGCGGAAATGGCACCTTTAGACATTTCCTCCTTGAGAGTAGCGATAGATTTTCCCGTTTTCTCGGAAATCATCTGCAACGGGTTGAATCCAGCATTAATCATCTGGTTCAAATCCTGCCCCATGAGTTTTCCAGCTGCCGACATCTGAGAAAAAGCCAAAGTCAGAGAATTGAATTTGCTTGATTCTCCCATTGAGATATCACTTAGAGCTTTCAAGTATTTGATGGTATCATCAGCCTGAATGTTGAAACCAAGCATCATCTTTTCAGCTCCAACCATATCAGACATGGTAAGCGGAGATATTTTTGCTAGCTCTTTGATTTGCGGAATCAGTTGCCCAGCCGTATCCTTTCCGACTATTGTCTCAATGGCAGTCTGCATAGATTGAAATTCCCCGCGCACTCTGATAAGTTCGGAGCCTAATGCTTTCAAAACACTTACTCCACCAATAACAGCTAACGCTTTTTTCCAAGAGATAGCAATGCCATTATTGGTTTCTGTTACTCCTTTTGCATCATCTTTGTAAAGAGAGTATTCATCACGGAGTTTCTTTACGGAAAGACGAGCGTTCGCTTGTTCTTGAGTTAATCCAAACAGAGCGGCTTTTTCCTCATCTAAAGCCTTGCGAGCGGAATTGTATTCATTCAGCTTACTATTTGCCGATAGCGGATTACGCTTCAATGCTGTACGGTAGGCTTCTCCCAAATGCTTTACATCGGCTTCAATATCCTTAACTACTGCCTTTTGAGCGATAATCCGTTCAGTGAAACCGTTCACTGTCTGCGAAGCATCGAAGATTTTCTTCTTGAAATCCCCCTCCATGACCGCACCGGCTTTAGCGGCATTAGCAACCAATTCATCCATTCGTTGAGTGGATGCAGAAAGTTGGGTGTTCAGAGCCTTGAAAGCGGCAGGAGACTGCGTGCTATCCATGCCCTTTAATTCCTGCTTTAACTTCGCTATCTCATTGCGGAGTCTTACAACCTCTTCCCAGTCACTTGCTACCTTGAAATATAATTTCGACATATCACTTCTTTAACGGATTACTACCTTTTCTTCTGAAAAACTCGTCTTCTGAAACCTCTTCCATAACATCCCCATAGGAAGTATGAAGTTTATCCTTTTGCATGATAACCAAGTTTCTGTACGGTATCTTATAGATTACTTCATTATATGACAGATGCAGGGATTCCATGAACGTTGCAATCTGTCCGAGTAAACAGTTATTCCCTACTGCTTCTGCTTTGCTGTCAGTAGAGCTACGTTCTTGGCTAAAACTGACAGCTTGTAAAAATTTTCAGCGGAAATCATGGAAAATCCTATAGAAAGGGCTTTTACGACTTCATCGAGTGTCCCCTTAGATAGTTCTTCGCATAGACTTTCATCGCCCTTTATGAGCCATGAGAGAGCGCGGGAAGCCGCACCTATATCTTTTAATGAACGTAGCATATCCAATATCGTGTTGCCTTCTTCCAAATCGGAAAGGTAATACCCGAACCCTGCTATTTTATGAATTGTAGGAGGATTAATCACATAGGCATTGCCATTCACAAACACCGTCTCAAAGTCTTTCCCCAAGACAGCAGCACTTACTATTTTTGAAGCCTTTTCCATATTATTTTTAAAAGGCGGTGAGCAATCACCCACCGCCATCCTGAAAACATTACTATTTTACCTATTATGCCGATGGGGTATCTACTTTCTCTCCATCAAACCAGTATTCATCCGCAACACCTTCAGTTGCATTATCCATTGCAACGGCTGAAACACCAAGTCCCATGTTCTTTTCTGCCATATTTGTCTTTCCGACTATTCCGGCATTGGTGAACACTACATAGTTTCCTGTCTTCGTTTTGCCGACAACAGCTTTGTAGACAAGCCCTGGAGTATCGGGAGCTTCCCATCCCACTACGGTATTAGTTTCTTTGACTAACTTACCGCCTTGCAACGCTACCTTATCTTCAAATGCGTATTCTCCGATAGTGAAAGCAATAGTCTTATTACCTTGATTGGTCATATCGCGGTAATATGGTTTTCCTGTCAGTTCATTGATATAGTCCGTTACACTCGGATCATCCTGCGTGTACTGGAACGTATCTTGATGTGAGTTCTTTACTTCTGTTGCAGAAGTGAGCCACGTCTTTAACGTAGTGGCTGTTACGGCTGCTGTAATAACATCACCGTACCAAAGTTGCTTAATTCCAATAAATGGTTTCATAATTATCTATTTTACATTTAATACTTCAAATAAAATTCTCACATTCACAAAATGACACTTTAAAGCTGTGTCCGCTTCTGTACCGATTGATTCGATAGAGTAACGATAGGTTGTGCCGTCATAGGAGCTTACCACATCATCAAACAGCTTATTAGCTTGTCTTTCAAGCTCATTCAGACGGATGGTGTTCGCTTCATTCTCGCTCAAATCGGGCACACAAAGATTCACTTCGGCAAAAGACTTCTTCCAATACTTTTCCGGCTGTTGTTTCTTCATATGGATGACAATCCTTTCAGACTTCAATTCTCCCATCAGCGTTCTGCCAACTGGTACTATGTCTATCCCGAAAGCCTTGCAATCCCGATAGAGAATATTTCCTATGTCGGTAGTTACTATCATCGTTCAAATTCTTCTTTTAATCGTTTCTCCGCATATAAAGCGGCACTACTCAAAACATCAAATCCTTTAGATTCCACGAATGAAGCGTATTCCGCTTCATTTTTCAGTGTCAGACCGTCTTTATCAACATCGTAATCATTGGACGTTCTTAGAGTCAATGTATGGTCTTTATAATTGCCGTGTTCCTCTGCATGTTTCACAGCTTCATCACCTACATCAATCATCTTCTTTTCAACTTCCCATTCTCCTTCATTGAAAAAGGAGTCGACATCGGAAAAATCGAAATCTACATCCATAGTTCCGAATAGTTAAAGTGGTTTGTACTCTTAACCGTGTAAACCTCACCTTGACCTCTCACGTTCTCACTGTCCATACAGCGCACTTCGTCACCAGCCTTAACAGTGATTCTCTTCTCACACACTACATGGTAATTCGGGCGATACACAGAGCCGTTTTCTGACTTAAACTCTTTGGTAGTGTTATCGTCGCAGCGACACTTACATACATCCTGCCAGCTTTCACCACCTGTTCCGGGAATGGGTCTGCCGAACTCATCCTTATCCATCGGGGTGATAACCTTTACCTGCAATATGTGTGGAGCAAATATCATAAGAAGGTACATTTAGGCTTGTTACTTAATTCGTCTTTCAATCCGTACTGTTTACACAGAAATGAATAGTAGTCCTTAATACCCTGAATGTTCCAAGACATAGAGAAGCCGTTTTCGCTGATTGAAGTGGCACGGAGTAGGAGAGAGGGGATGAACTTCGCAATTGCCACAGAAACGATATTGTAGGATTCCTTATTCATTTCATCCTCTCCGCTAATCTTCGCGTTCAGACACATATCCAAAAGATCAGTTTCCGATAAGTGAATACTGAAAGACTGAAATTTTTGCTGTATGTAGTCGTTCACTGTCATTTTAATTATGGTATAATCAGTCTGCTGTATGCAGTGTAGCTATAATGCGTACAATACTTCGATTTGTAAATATATCGGAACGGACACTTAGGAACTGAAATTTGTTTTCCTTGCATTGCCGTAATAGTTGCTGGTTGCATCGCCGGACTATCTGTAGTTATAAAGATTGGTTGTAGAACTGACAATACAACGCAATCAGTCGGAGCAGCTTCTAAGGTGAAAAACTGAATAGGTGACAAACCAACATCAACCGATGGGGCTACGTATTTACACTCGAAAGATTCGACGCTTGATGCCTGTACACTAAGCGAAACCAAAGACATCATAAATAAGCCACACATGGCAAAAATA